ATGCGTCTCTGTTTTGTTTGTTCGTAAGAATTTAATTTAGATTGAGTTTTAGCAATTCTTGAAGCATTCAATAAAGCATCATAACGCTGTTTATAAGCAGCAGCATTGGCACCATATTGAAGCTCAAAAGATAAAGCTAGCTCAGCTAAATCCTTACTATCAATCACTGAATTACCAGTAATTGCTGGGTCTGCAGTAGGTTGCAAGCCAAAATTATTTATATTAGCCATATTAGTATATTGACAACATTGTCAGTCTTCAGAGAGCGTTATTCTCGCATCTCACCCCTCTAGCTACTTCGGCTTCCGAGGGACTCTCTGGAATTTTATCATAAATTTGGGCACGCACTTCTTCAAAAGAAGGAAATGCGGACAAAACAATATCATATTGTCTGTCATAAATTTCACTAGCTACTTCAGCAAATCTTTTTCTTAAATGAAAATAATCTTCTGCAGTAGTGTGAAAAAACAATTCTCGTAAAGCTGATGTACATGAATCGATCATTTGATCTTCAACATTAACTTCACGCGAAGGCAAATAATAACATATAGCCTTCATAATACTTTGTCTGTCTAATGGAGCTACCCAATGACCTAAATCTTCTCTAAATACAAAATTTCTTTTTAAAAATGAAATTTGATCTAATTTAAGAAATGGAGTCATTTCAAGGGTTTTTGCTGCATTAGTATAATCTAATCCATAAATATTCTTACAAAATGATTGATAATGTACGTTGTTGAAAAAACTTTTACAAGGTTCTTTAACAGCTGCAATAACATCATCACCATAAATACAAGGTTTTACATTTGCGAAAAAATCTTCATTAGAAGGTCTCATAGAAATGAAAGCGTAAACTAACATAGCTAACCCTCTTAAAGAATTATCTTCAGCCGTTGCATATTTACCCGAAGGTTGAAATGCTGGAGCTGCAAAAATATCTCCTGTATTAACAATAGTAGGATATAAATTATCAGACAGAATACCACGAACGATGTTTAAACTTTCGTCGTTGTATCCAAAATGCTTTAAAACATTATGAACTATAGTATTAGCTATAAGTCCTATGTCGTAAGGCATTGATGTATCAAAGCCACCATAATCTCCTTCCATATATTCGTCGGAGAATGCTTTTAGTCCATTAACTAAATCGTCCACGTCTGTGGAATGCATATTTATACCAATTTGTGCTCCAAAAATTTCGGAGTGTTGATTTAACAAAGTATAAAATGGCATCAAATACATACGATTTAATAATGTGGCATC